CGGCGCTCGGTCAATTCGAGCTCGTTGCGCGGCTGCACCCCCTCCATCTGGCTGATCATCATGAACACGTCGTTGAAAAACCAGCGCTCGACCTTGCCGCAGATCCGCTCGATCGTCTTTTCCAGGTATTCCAGGAACTGCGGCGGGACGGTATACATGGTCCGCATCCCAGTGTCCTTGCCAAGGTTCGGCACGTAGGTCACGCGGCCGGGCAGCTGCGACGATGGCTCGTTCTTGAGGGTGACATCGGCCAGCATCGGCGGCCGCACCCCCTTGTCCACGGCTTCGGCGTAGCGCTGCACCATCCGGTGAAGTTGGAGCACGTCGGGCAACGCGCGCGAACCTGGGCAGTACGAATAGGCCTCGTTGGAGCGCGGCGCCCACAGCGGCGAGATGTAGGGTCGCTCGCGAAAGCCGCGCAGCGACAGCGGCTGCGGCGTCGACAGGCCGCGCAGCCAGTAAAGCTCGCGGTAGGCGTAGCCACCCGGCACCACGCCGAGGTTGGGCTTTTGCCCGTACATGCCGGCAGGGAAATTCGGCTCGATCAGATGGGCGACGATGAACTCGGTGTGAAGATTCGTGCCTTTCGTGCCCCACAACTGGCCGGCGGGGGTGCCTTGCAGCGCGTCGGGCCCGAAGCGCTCGACCAGTTGCAACACGGTCTGCACGAACTCGCGGCACAACACGCGCGAGGAATAATCGGTCGCGGCCTCGAGGAAATACTCGCCGGCGCACGGGTTCTGCAGGTTGATCACCTGGTCGCGGTGCTCGTAGATCACGACCGGCGCCGAGCCGAACACGAGCTCGTCGGTGAACATCTGGTGGATCGAATCGTAGAAATTCGAGCCCGCCATCACGTCGTAAATCACCTCCTGGGTCTCGTCGATCCAGCGTTGGCCGGCGGTGTCGGGCTGGAACCCCTTGATCTTCGGGCGGAAGCGGAACCACAGCTTGTTGGGGTCGACCAGCCCCTCCATCATGCCGGCTGCGCCCACCTCGACCGCCTGGCTCGGCGTTGAATCGACCACGTTCTGATTGATCGGCGAGCCCTTGGTCATCGTGTTGGGCGTGACCAGCCAGAAATAGCGCTCCGGCCAGATGTTGGCGGCGCATTCCGCCCAATGCGCCCAGCGCGCCGTGCGCCAGTTGCGCATGCCGAGCAGCCGCTGCTCGGCATAAAGGCGAAAATCCTCCCAATCACGGCTCGAAGTCCACGTCCTCTCCGGGATCGTCGCTGGGACGCGCGCCAGCATCGAGGCGTCGGCGCGCTCGTAGTAGGCGATCTGGTCGGCGCGGATCGGTGCGTTCACGTCACGCGCTCGTCAGCACGTAGCGCAGCATGTGGCGAAAGCTGATGTCACCTTCGCGCCAAGCGCGCCAGACGTAGCCTTTGGCTTGTCGCGAGTACGGGGTGCAGCGCTTGGCGCAGTCCAGCGCCGACAGCGTCACCCATCCCCCCGGAATTCTCGCCGTTAGCATGGCATCCCCTCCCTGATCACCCGAGCGGCGACTTGCCGCCGCCCAGCGCGACGCCCGGGCTCATCCCCGACAAAGCGGTCTTGGCCAGATCCCCGACCGCGCCTGCACCGTCAAGCCGCAGGTTCGGCGCGGCGGCCGCGGCCTTTTCGCGCACGTTGGCACCCGCCTGGCGGGCCTGCGGATCGGCCAGAGTTGGCGGAATGGCGGCGGGTGGCAGCGGGGGAGGCGGCGGCGGGGTCGGCATCTGCGGGGGAGAAAACACGGAACCCATGGCGTTTACCCCCTTGCGACGTGATACACAAGAACCAACCCGGTCAGCACCCCGAAAACGATCGAACCGTTCACGATCAGCATCACGGTGAGCACCGGGACACGCGTCACCTGCGCCCAGTACCCCAAATACGCCAGACCAGCGGTGAGCACCGCAAACACCGCGACATCGCGATAACCCCACGCCACGCCGAGCACGAAGATCATCACCAGATACAACGCGCTATTGATCAGCGTGCCGACGCAGGCCATTCGCCATGCATCCATCTGGCCTTCACGCTCGGCACGGGCCCGACGCTCTCGCTCGAAACGCGCCGCAAACTCAGCGTCTGGTGTCGCGCGCTGCCAATCCGGGTAGGGTGCGCTCACCGCTGACCTCGCGCGTATGGATTGTAGTCGGACGCCGTCGCGGCCATGTCGCTGTCCAGCTTCATCTCGACCAGGAGACGGTCGATTTCGGAGAATCTCGCGCCCGCAAGGCCATCCTTGGCCGCCTTGACGGACATTCCACGCCGACGCACCAGGAACGCCACAATGCCATCGCGATCCTCGGAGGTCAATCTCTCAACCGCGCGCATAGGGGTTATACTCGCTTTCCATGGATTTGACACCGGGAACGAACTTCTGGGTGTGGTCGTGCGGGGCAACCGGATAGGCGAAGGTCAGCGCCAGCGCGTCGGCGTCGTCGGGCGAGGAGAGGCCGCGCTTGCGCATGTCCTCCTTGCGCTCGAGGATGATCGCGTCGCGGCCGTTCACCAGCTTGTAGCCGTATTCGATGCCCACCATATCGGATTTAAGCTCCGGGTCGTCGTCGATCGCACCGCCGCGCAGCCATTGCCGCATGCTGCCCCACATCTCGGCGCGCTTGTTGGCGTAGAACTCCGTCGCCTGGCCGGCAACGGGGCGGTCCGGCTCGCCGCCGAACGCGATGTCGAAATGTGGGATCGACAGCCGGGTCAGGCTGTCCACCACGCTCGCGCCGGGGCCGCCGCCATCCACAAAGATCGCGTCGGGCCGGTGCTTCTCGTTGAGCTCGGCGATGCGCGCCGCGACCTGCACGCCGTCCATCTTGCGCAACTTGACCGGCGGCACTGTCCGGGCGTCACGGCCGCGCCGGAACCGGATCACGGTCTTGTCGTCGCCGAACCGGCCGACGTCGACCCCCATCGTGAACGGGTCGTACAGGCTCGCCTCGGCCTCGCGCTTGACCGCACCCTCGACCAGGTCGGAGCCGATGAACTGCATGTCGCCGGCGCGCGGGAATTCGGACAGTACCCGCACCCGCACGAAGTCCGAATCGATCCCGTAGTATTTGATCCATTCCTCGATCTGCGCCTTGTTTGACATGCGCGCGGTGCGGGTGTCGATCTTGAAGGTTTTCCACAGGTCTGCGAACTTTCCGCCCGGAAAGCACATGCGGAACCGGCCCGATGCGCGGGTGGGGTTGCCGAGCAGCAGCCAGATTCGCTCCGTGTCCTCGTCCGACAAAAAGCCTTCGGCCGCCTCCATGATTACGTCGGGCACCGACGACGATTCGTCGATGATGGTAAAAATGCGCTTGCCGGCGTTGTGGAAGCCGTGAAAGGTCTCGGGCTTTCGCTCGTCCCAGGTCAGCGCGTCGTATTTCCAATTCATCCGGTGCTTGGGATCGACCGAGACCAGCGACCGCGCCTGGAACTCGAACCAGTCGCCGAACAGCGACATGCCGCGCCATTTGGCAAGCTCGGGCCATGTCGTTGACGACAGCTGCGGCCCGGTGTTCGCCGTGACGCGACCGCGGCAGTCCGGAAACGTGGTCATCGCCCAATCCGCGATCCATGCGGCCAGCGTCGTCTTGCCGGGCCCGACGCCGCCTGCAATCGCGATTTGCAAGGGTTTCTCCCGCGAAAGGTTGTCGCGGATATAGGCCAGCACCTCCGCCTGCCAGGTGTCGGGACCTGGGTGCTTGGCGAGCGGCCCGCCCGGCTCGGCCCACGGGTAGGCCATCAGCACGAATCGCAACGGGTCCCGCGCGCACGACGCGGCGACCGCAACCAATCGGTCGAGATCGCTAAGCCGCAGTTGCGCGCTGGAGGGCACGATCGAGCCTATCCCCGAGCCCCGTCACAGCATCCGCCAGCGGGTCGGCGACACCGCCGACCATCTTCGCCAGGTCCGACAGTGCCCCGCGCTTGTCGTGCAGCTTGAACCGCGCCTTGGTCACGCGGAACGCCTCGGGATCCTCTTTGTCGCCCACAAGCTTCACCTCGGTGTCGATGGTGAACTCTGAGATCGCCGCAGCCTGCTCGCGCGAAAGCTTCGACAGATCGACGTAGGGCAGGCCGTCTTTTCCGACCCGCACGTAGTCCAGCATGTTGGCAAAGCCGATGCGCGCCAGCTCGAGCTGGATCGCGCCCAGATGAACACCGGCAAGCTCGGCGGCCGCAAGCGAGATTTCCTTCACGCGCTCGCGCACCGGCGGCCAGTTGCGCAAGCGCCGCGCATTGCTGTCGCGCGGCCGCTTGAAACCCGCAAGCGTATAGGCCTCCAGCGCAGTCTTGCCGACGGCAATTT